CACTTAGAACAAACCCCCTGAACAACTATTTTATATAAACGCTTGACTTATAGGTAAAGTTCTGTTATACTTATAACTGGGTCGAAGATGAATTTCATCAGCGACTCTAATCAGCATTCCACGCAATGCGTGGAATTTTTCAGTATGACCTTTTAGGAGATAGTCATGAAAATGAGTTTTGTTTCACCTGTGCTTCCAGCATCCGTCACCAAGCGCCCAATCATCCGCTTGAAAGTGCAACGAGCCAAATCACAAACCCACGATGGCGTGGACAGCTATTTACGCACTGAGATGCGTGTCGATGCGTACTTCAATCAGAACTTAGAGTTTTTGGACAGAGGCTACGACCACGACGAATTCGGAGATATTGACAACGAGTACGAAGGCTTGACCATCACCGAGCCAATGTCCGAAGTCGAGTTGTTCCAGTTTTGCACTGGCTACGACATCATCTAATCACCAAGGAGATTCATATGGGACGATTCAAAGACATTGCCATCGGTCTGATGGAGAGGGCAGATCAAGACTGCCCCAACGATGAGGAACTGCAAGTCCTCATGGACAACTTCAAGCCAACAGCAAAAGAACTGCAAGCTGAACTGGATGAACTGCAAGCTCATGAGGTGAGCTTACCAATCGTTAGTGTTCAGCCTGAGATCAAAGTTTATTTGCTGATGAAGAACGGCTACCCCGTCAGATCGTACACAGACAGGGCGTTGTCGTTCTACGAGTGCTGGGTTTGCACCAAGGGCGAGGAGTATGCAGAGACACCCGACGACTACTACATCGTTGAGATCATGCACGACCAATCAATTTACACAGGGGAATGACTATGACACCAATGCTTTATATCTTGGGCACTGCGCTGTCCATTGCTTTCATCATGTTTGGATGGACAGATGGAGGAGGCTATCTGCACCACCTGAGCCTGATCGTAGGAGGTGTGTATTTCGGACACATCTTGACCGAGGCGCTGAACTATGTGGACAGGGGGAATGACGAATGAATGCAATACATGAAGCGATGTTGTTCTATTGGGGCGACCGATGCCCCGAGCATGATGCCGAGTGCCCTGCGTGTCAGGCATGGGAACAATACGACAAGGTAGTCGAGACAGCACCCGAGGGTGTGTTGCGTATGGTCAATACATGGAAGGATGACGAATGAATATCACAGTCGAGATCAGGGAGGTCTATGGTCAGTCCAAAATCTACCCAGTGTGTGACAAGGCGCAGATGTTTGCGCAGATCGCAGGGACAACCACGCTACTGCCCCGAGACATCCAGCGCATACAGGTGTTGGGGTTTGAGGTATTGGTCAAACAAAAGGAGTTGAAGTTATGAATTGGAATCACAGAGTGATGAACTGCCCGTCCGAGAACGGTGGCGATGACTTGTTGTTCTTCAAAGAGGTGTTCTACGACGACAAGGGCAAACCCGACGCATACAGCGAGCCATTCATGTGCGGGGATGACTTGGATGAATTGAGATTGTTGTTGCTGAGACTGGAGAAAGCCTTGGACAAACCCGTGTTGCATGAGAACGACTTTGGAGGACACGCATGAGCAATCAGAACCACACACCAGAGTGTCGCAACTGTGGTAATCAGTATTCCACGAAGCGGTGGAGTCTGGGCTACAAACTCTGCTTGCCATGCGGTGAGCAACTTGCCAAGAGTGTCGTGCGCACAGTCGTGCCGATGCACAAGTCCAACTATGTGATGGTCACTGACATGGCTGACTTGAAAGGCATCAACAACAAGGGAGGGTTTCACAGATGATTGATATACCGAAAAAACTAAATCGTGATGCGCTCATGGCGTGTTGTTACATCATAGAGTGCGCTCAAACAGATAAAAGCGCTTGCCTTAGACACTACCAACTGTGTGAATTTGTCGTGAGAGTGGTAGATAACTACCCAAAAGAGTGGGAGTTTTGCCTATCAGTCACCAAGAAAGGAGATTCAAATGAGTTATGGAGATGACATGAGCCACATGGAGGCAGTCTTTCTGCCGATCGACAGGGACAGACCATCCCTGCCATACGATGAATTCATAACCGAGAGTGGACGACACCCAATCGGGGTTGAGCTTGTAGGCAAGCATGGTGGTCACTTCTACGCCAAGTATGAGTTCCCGAACGGCAAGAAGGTGAGCGTGGTCTGTGGGGGAATGTTCTATTCACGGATAGATGCGCCATACGAGGTGATGTTTGACGACGAGGACGACCCACATGGGTATCAGACCGACGAGGAACTGATGATTCTTTTAGCCAAAGCCATAGGAGATATGTGATGGGGTACAGATCAGATGTTGCATACACGATCAGGTTCACAACTGACGACGAACGAGCCAAGCAATCGTTCTACACATTCATAGGTGAAGCTAAAGCTAAGGCAGCCACGGCTGGTTGTTTCACTGAGGAACAAAAGAACTGGAGTGGTGGCAATGGGTTCATCGTGGACGAGGGACGATTCCGTATTAATTTCTCTGCTGATGATGTGAAGTGGTATCCCGACTACCCCGATGTGAAGTGCCACGAGGCGTTGATCGACCTTGCCGACGAGTGGGCAAACGACGAGGACAACCATTCCGAGATCGCCTATATGTTCATCCGCATAGGTGAGCAAACCGACGACATCGAGGAGAAGAATGGTGGCGACTACGACTGGGGTTGGTTGCAAGTAAGTCGTTCGATCGAGCGAGACTGGTAGATAACTGGTCTCAGCCATGCAAAAAAGTTCTTTAAAAGGGTTGACTCATATGTCAAGTTGTGTTATACTTATATCTCAGTCGAAAGGGATTTCAACTGGGGTGTTAATCAGCGTTCCACGCAAGCGTGGAATTTAAAAATCGAAAGGGGAAGCATCATGAACATGGAATTGCAAAAGCCCAAGCATCTCATCAGCTTGGCATCAAGTGCGGTGCTGGTAAGCATCGACACAAGCGTGTGGTCAGCGACGAAGCAAGACAGGGGCATCAGCAATGAGGTTTCTGACTCAAAGAATGCTGTTCGTAACGCGGGCAAGTACACAAAGCATTTGCTCGCAGATCATCCCAAGCACAAGGCGATCGTCAACTATCGTCAGACTATCTATAACTGGACGAAGCGCAGAACATATCGCTGGAACGATGCGAACGATCTGTTACCAAGCGTTGATGTGCCTCGCTTCAAGCAAGAGTTCAGCGAACACAAGTCGCAGTTCGACAAGCTGGTTGATGAGTTTCTTGCGTCATACAGTTCGATCGTGTCTGACATGGCGTTCAATGCGGGGACTATGTTCAACCGCAATGACTACCCGACTGTGGACGAGTTGCGCCACAAGTTCGGGGTTGATCTGTATGTGTCCGAAGTGCCGATGAGTGACTTTCGCTGTGGCATTGCAAATGACATCGCTGATGATTTGTTTACTACATACAGTAGGCAAGCCGAAAACATTGTGTCCCATGTCATCGTGGAACAGAAAACAAAGCTCGTCGAAGTCATGCAGTCAATCAGTCATTGCTGTGGCGTTGACGAGATCGGGGTGGACGACAACACAGGCGAGACCAAGACTCGTAAGCGCAAGATCTACGACACCACGATTCAAAAGGCGTTGGAGATGTGCGAGACATTCAAGGGTTTCAACCTAAGCGCAGATCCGGAGTTGGAGGAGGCAAGGGCATCGCTTGAGAGAGCGTTGACCGATGTAAGCGCAAGCAACATTCGTGAGAGTGACGCAGTGCGTTCGAGTGTGAAGGAGGATGTTGACAGCATCCTCAGTAAGTTCAGTTCTTTTCAGTGTGTTTAATCAAGGAGTAATCAAATGAGCAAAATCAATTTCACCTCGACAGTATCTATCAACGAATTGCGGAAAATGATTCCGCTGATAGCCCCAGAATTGACAGTGGTCGTTCAGTCAGAACCCGGGTGTGGCAAGACCTCCCTGTTATCTATGATAGCAACAGACAATGGCGACAAGTGGCGTAGTCCCAAGGATGGCACAGGCATTGAGGGCGACAAGTTCGACTACATCTATGTGGACTGCCCAGTCAAGGATATGTCAGACATTGGCATGACTATTCCCAACCATGCAAGCAAGACCCTTGAGTACTATGTCGCTGAGCTGTTCAACATGAACAGCAACAAGCCTAAGATTATCTTGCTCGATGAGTTGATGAAGTCTCCCAAGCTCATGCAAGTGATCTACACCCGACTGATGTTGGAGAAAATGGTAGGTGACAACCCACTGCCCGATGGGTCACAAATCATTGCGACATCGAACAATGCAAGCGATGGCGTGGGCGATGCGATGTTGGCTCATGCAGGTAATCGTGTGTGTCTCGTTCGCATGGCTAAGCCTACAGCTGATGAGTGGTTGGCATGGGCATCAGTTAACGGTATCTCTCGGGTCGTTCGAGCGTTCGTTGCGATGTTCCCTCGGGTCATGGCTTCCTATACCGAAGGCGATGCGCAGAAAGACAATCCATACATCTTCAAGCCAAGCTCAGGTGCGTTGTCGTTCTGCTCGCCTCGCTCATTGGCGAAGTGCGATGTGATCGTGCGCAATCGTGATGCGATAGGCGAGAACGGCACGATGGTTGCATTGGCAGGCACGATCGGTGCGTCAGCGGCTGGGGACATGGCGGCTTTCATGTCGTTGGAGAAATCATTGACAGATGTTAAGGACATCATCAAGAACCCGTCGGGCGTGGTCATGCCGAAAGATATATCAGCGCAGTTGATGATTATGTTTCAGGCAGTAGATACATTGGCGACACAGGATGACTTAACAGCGTTCATGGAGTTTGTTGGTCGTATCGACTCAAGCGAAGTGCAAGCGGTGTTCTTCACCATGATGATGCGTAGTCCCAAGGCAGTGCGTCTTGCAAGAAACAATGCAAAGATCGCTGAGTGGGCTAAGAACAACCACGAATTATTCTAAGGAGTTGAATGATGATGACTATTACTGAGTTGGAGTTGGTGTTGTTCATTGGTTTTGCCGTGATGACAGGGATGTACTTCAAGCTGAGAGGCGAGTTGTATATGCACAGGCGTGTAACGGCTGAGATATTCATGCGTATCGCTAAGGGTAACTTGAAAGTCAGCGAGACAGCGGATGGATATGAGATAGAGGTGACACCGAAATGAGCGAAGCTAAATGGTTGACAGCCATCTATGTGGTGGCAATCGCCATCGTTGTGTTGGATATTTTTTATTGGAGAGCGGGATGAACAAACAAGAAACGCGTGTTAAGAAGGCGCACATCGCCTTGATGAAACATCCTGAGACAGCGTTGTACTCAGGCGTGATGCTGATGGGTAGTAGCACAGTCGTGGATGAAGGATGTCCTACGGCATACACCGATGGCGTGAACAAGGTCTATGGTCGCAAGTTCTTGGAACAAATCGACACTGAACCAAAGGTGCGTGGTTTGATATTGCATGAGAATCTTCATGTGGCATTGAAGCAGTTGCCATTCGGTAAGGATATGTTTGATGAGAACAAAAAGCTTGCAAACATTGCGGCTGACATGGTGGTGAACAACATCATTATGAACATCACAGGCACAGTCAATGGTTCAAGTGAGCGTATCGTGGACTTGCCTGACGGTGGCGTGTACGACCCCATGTTCAACAATTGGTCGATGCGTGAGGTATACAACTATCTCAAGAAGAACTGCAAAGGTGGCAAGGGGGGACAGAAAGGTAACAAACCATCCTCGGGTGGAACACAAGGTAGCGGTGGCAATGGCGATGACGATGGCGATGGTGACACTATCACTATCAACGGCAAGACCTATGATCTTTCTGACTCAGACGAGCACGACACCGACAACCTGAAAGATCTTACGCATGAGAAAGTCAAAGAGATCAACGATGCAATCGATCGTGCGTTGCGTGAGGGTGGGATGTTGGCGGGTCGCATGGGTGCGAAAGTACCCCGAGCCATCTCTGACTTGCTTGAACCCAAGATCGATTGGCGTGATGCGTTGAGAGACTTTGTAGCGAGTGCCATCAAGGGCAAGGATGAATTCACATGGCGTAAGCTGAACAAGCGTCATCTCGCTAATGACATTTACTTGCCAAGCATGGAGAACGAAACGATCGGGGAGTTGGTCGTAGCCATTGACACATCAGGGTCGATTGGTGGTGAGCAGATTACTGAGTTTGCTACGGAACTGGTCTCTATCTGCGAATTGTGTTCGCCCGACAAGGTGCGTGTTTTGTGGTGGGATACCGATGTGCATGGTGAGCAAGTGTTCGAGACCTATCAGGACATTGCCAAGATGCTCAAGCCACAAGGCGGGGGTGGTACTCATGTGTCGTGCGTCAATGAATACATCAACAAGGAGAAGATCAATGCCGAGTGCGTGGTCGTGTTCACTGATGGCTATGTCGAGCATGACATCACTTGGAACATTCCTAGCCCAACTCTGTGGATGGTTACTCAGAACAGATCGTTCACACCGCCTGTCGGCAAGTTGGTGAAATTCGGTGACGACTAAGTGGGATGGGGTGTGGCTTGATCTCAAGACCACAACAGCAAACTACGCATACAGGAGGAATGGCGTGTCACAAGAAAGCAAGCACCGAATGTCCAAGGAGATAGCGCAAGAACTCAAAGAAGGAATGGGTGATAGCGCTTATCTCTACTGTCTTGAAAGACTATCAAACAACACGGAAAACCCAAAACTGTGGCGGGATGTGTTGGTGTGGCTTGATGAAACTGAAACAACAAAGGGGAATGAAAATGCTGGGTCTTAACTATGCTCGTCTTGAGCGCATCATGAAAACAGAGAAGCCGTTTCGTGGCACGACCGATCGGTTTCCACTTGGTAGCCGTAAACATAACCTGAAAAACTTCTTTGTCAGAGAGGTGGATGGCAAGAAAGTATTTGATGTGACATGCGGTACACATTGGAATGTCGTTAATATAACCGAAGCAGAGTACGAAGAAGCAGTGGCTAAAAAACAAGAACACAAGGTACACAAGTACGAGAACGATGGAGAGGTTGTATTCAAGAAGTACGAGCATCCTCCGTACATCTTAGGCACTGTGCATCCCGAAGAATACTTTCAATTCACAGCCAATGCCCACAATCACATGACATACGGACAGGGTGAGAGGGCGTTCCTCAGCGCCAATGGCTCAGGGTTCTACTCTAGAGATGTACGCAGAGGTGGAATGATATGGAAGTGGGGTAGAGAGATTGTGCCAATCTTTCATAACATGAGAGTCAGTACCAAGATCAATCTTGTGGAGTCGATTGATGAGTATGCCGTTATCGGTCAAAAAGTTAATCGTAAGGTAGGCAAAGAAATCCTTGCGGGATACGAACACTTCTACAAGGTGAGCGAGACCATGTGCAAGGCAATGTCCAGAGAGTTGTTCTTGCAGACAGCCAAGGAAGTCTTAGCTGAGCATAACGATTACTTTGATAAGGGTGAGAATGATGCTTTCTTCACGCTTGCTGAAGAAATCAAAGAACGAGCACCTCTTGATGCAATGATTCTTTACGCAGTGGCGTTGGATGTTGGGAACATCAAATGGAGTATTGAGCACCCGAATTGGAATAAGAGAGAACCATACGAGATCTATGAGAATCTTGTGCGAGCCTTGAACACACGAATCTACATGGAACATCCCGAAGTGTTCATACCTGTGCGGTATGGAATGAAAGAGGCTTTCCCTCAGAGCATTTGGGGATACGACATCGAGGTCAATGGTAAGTTTGTTCGTCAGTATTAATCAACACTCCACTTCATCGTGGGGTACTAACCAAAAGGGGAAATCATGAGTAGATACATTCTTGCAGGATTCGAGAACGAAGAGCTTGAACAGAGTATCAGAAACAGCGACGTGTCTCCGTTGATACGGGATATGTGTTTCAAGTTTGGTTTGAGAGTCTTAGCCGAGGCTGAGCTTGGTGGTGGCAGACAAGCGTTCCAGTTGTGCTTGCCCAATGGCATGGCAGTTGGCAAGGTATACGCACAGAACACGAACGAGGGCAAGACTGAGTATTGCTATCGCACACCATACTACAAGAAAGAGCGTGGTAGTAGTGATGAGGACAAGCAGACATTGCGTAGCACCAAAGTCTCTTCACTGATGGCAACCCTTAGCAGAGTTGGCGCAATCATCACAGTTGATAAGCTGATCGGTAAAAAGATGGGCAAACTCGATGATGCGAAAAACATCATGGAGAGCGCAATCGGTACAGGCTACAAGTCAACAAGCGAACTTCAAGCTGATGAGATTCAAGCGTTGCTCTGTGCGTTTCTAAGGGAAAGTCCTAGTGGTAGTCATGTAGCAGTTGATACAATTAAATGTAAAAAGGTACTTGACAAATACAATGAAGCTGATAGAGTACGAGTCAAGAAGTTAGAGGAAGTTGGTCGGTTCTTTCACAATCCTTTCTACATGATTGGTGCGGATTCATTCGGACACTTCATAGTCGGCAAAGTCAAACTCACAGGGGAGAAACAGTATGAAATCGTTGAGCAGTTTAAGCGTTACAAAAGCGTTGACGAATGCACAGAGATCATTCCTGTGATGACCATGACCAAGCTCGCACATGAGGGCGATGGCAAGCACCGTATGCAAAACGGATACATTCCTGTGGCTGATATGTACGATGAGAATCTTGACGCAGTGTTTTTCTATCAGAATCAAGCCACACACTATGACTACATTTGGATGGCTACCCCATGCTGAACGAAGATCTTTCGCCAGTCGTGCATCCACATAACTGGGACTTAGTGCGAGTCCCTGTTCGTCGCATAGAAGATCACTACATCGTGTATGTGGCAGATGGCTATCACCGACGATACGACAAGGGCACATTGCCTGATGAATTGAAGACAAAGCTTTCAATGATTCTTTCAATCCCCCACAAGAGTATCGACCCTGACCACGAACTCAGCAAGCTCTCGCTGTACACCAACACGCAGTCAGAGGAACTTAGCGAGATCGGGTGGCGAGCATCCGAGTCGTACTACTGTGTCGTCGTGACACGCCCAACTTTGATGTCAATGAGAGGAGAAAGTAATGAAAGATAAACAACTGAAAACCAAACCAATGAAAATAACTGAGAAGACAAGCGCAGGGTTATGCGATGCGTTGTTTGATGAGTTTGATCTGTTACGCAACGGCTTGAGCGATGCGCACCGAGCCTCCGCTGTTGCTAAATTAGCTGTTCAGATTATCAATACCAAGAAGCTTGAGATCGAAGCCGCCGCTTTCCACAAAGCAGGTTTGCGTTTTGAACCCCTTGCCTTGACTGCAAGTGGCATACCTATTGGCAGAGAAAATCATGCTCAAGCAAGCGTTTAACTTCATGCAAGAAACCGATCGACCTGATGTACACGGCGAAACTCGAGCAAAGATACTGTCTTTACTCAAAGAGATTGATGCCGTATACAAGCAACATGTACGCAAGCCAACAGGTATGGTATGCGACATCTGTGGCAAGGGTGACACTGATGACATTCATAAAGTCAAAGACCTTGTTAATGGGTACGAACATCGTGAACATATGTCTCCACGCTTATGCTACGGACACTCTTGTGGCTGGAACAGTTCTTATACGAAGCTTGAGTATCAAAGGAAGTATCGACTACTTGGTCTAAACAAGAAAGTCTTTAGCGAGATGCTTGAGATGACGAGGACTGTGTTTGATGAACCTGTTTTGTCTGACGAGGAAATTGATTTGCATTTTGCTCAGTACCTTGCCAAACAATTACAGAAAAGTGCGGGGGCGGCACATGGCTAGTACACCCGAGGGCAAGGTCAAGGACAAGATCAAGAAGATTCTCAAGGCACACAACATCTACTATGCGATGCCGCATGGGGCGGGGTTTGGTAACGCGGGTGTGCCTGACTTCTTATGTTGTTGGAAGGGAAAGTTTGTAGCAGTCGAAGCCAAAGCGAATGGCGGTAGAACTACGGCGTTGCAGGATAAAAACATATCTGATATTGAAGCCTCGGGGGGCACAGCGTGGGTCGTTGATGAAAACAATATCCATGTGTTTGAGATTTGGATAAAAGAGGAGATGTTCACATGAAAGTATTTTGGTTGACAGTCCTTGCCATAAATATGCTCGCCATCACAGTGACTGGGTTAGTCATACTGGGCTGGTGGTTAGCGTCAGCGTTACCAAGGAGTTTTTAAATGGACGAAGAAGACCGAAGTAATTTGCGTGATCTTCACGCAGGATTTGCGATGGTGGGTTTATTGATGAGAGGAGAACACCCTCCGATGATACCTACCCTTGCTTATGAACTTGCAGACCTAATGCAAGAAGCCCGAGACCTGCATGGGGCAGGAATCATATCAGTGAAACGACGAACCAAAAAGGAAAAGTCAAATGAGTAAACCTAAACCAATCAACAAAACTGCCAAAGTGCGGATGCTGTTGCGTAGAAATCCAAACACCAAAGCTGGGGCAGTAGTAGAACTGCTTGACTGCACTATGCAACAAGCCCATGTGATGTTAAACACTCAAAGGAAGATGATGGGTATTTTTAGATCTGCGGATGGCACGTTCGTAGTTAATACTCCACCCGTGAGTGGAATGGAAAACAACATTGTAGAGACACATTTTTTGACAACGAACTCCCCGATCACAATGGAAGAACCCAAGCCCGATCTCGTGAATCACCCCGAGCATTACAAGGTGGGTGGCATCGAGACTATCGACTTTATCGAGGGAAAGAATCTTGGCTATAACCTTGGCAATGCGGTGAAGTACATCAGCAGAGCAGACCACAAGGGCAACAGACTCCAAGACTTACAGAAGGCTCAGTGGTATCTCAACAGAGAGATCAACAAAGCACAGGCTTGATTCGTAGGCATGGTTCGCCATGCCTTTTTTTGACACTTTTGAAAATCTTATTTAGGGGAACAAACATGATGCAGGGACTTCAAAACCCGCAGGTTGTCTACTCAACTACTGGTACTTCAACCACCTCAATTATGCCGAATATCAATACAGAGATTCGTATGCCATATCAGATTACGCCCGAGGACGTTTTCAAGTATCTCAAGGAGATGGACTTTGTCCACACGACAAGTCTCAGCGGGGATATATGGATGCACAAGGGAACGAACTCGTACTTCACATGGGAACAAGCCGTGGCGTATTGCCTTATCAAACCATTCCTCAACCCCTAACTTGATGCCAGTTATTTAAGGAGAAGAACAATGGATGAAAAGGCAATCCAAAAAGCGTGGGCCATGATGTCCAAGCACAACAACGAACTGTTACTTGAGAACGAGGAATTAAAGAAACAGCTTATGCGCAAGAGCTTGTGGTACGCAATCAAGCGAGCGGTAAGAATATGGATGGGGAAAGAATTGTGATTGAACCAATCAGAACATTCTTTGGCAAGATGCGTGGCTTGCGTGGTGATCGTGAGACGATTGTTCAACAGACGACGATGTGGCGATGCACTAATTGCCTTTCAATATTTCGGACAAAAGAAGCAGGGGAACAACACAAATGCCCAGACCAAAAAGTGAGTTGACTAAATCAGGCAAGACAATTGGTGTTCGGCTAACTGAGTGGGAGTACCAAGAATGGGTAAAGCTTGGCAAGTCAAAGTGGCTGAGAACATTATTAAAACAAAGCAGGGCAAAGGTAAATGAGCTTCGTAACACTAGACTTTGAATCCTATTACGCCAAGGGCTTGGGTTTCAGAACTCAGACCACTGAGGAGTATGTTCGAGATCGTCGCTTCGAGGTGATCGGTGTCGGGGTGAAGATCGACGACCAACCAACCACATGGTTCTCAGGAACACACGCTGAGATAAAAGAACATTTGAAGAAGATCGACTGGAGTGAGGCGGCCCTGCTGTGTCACAACACGTTGTTCGATGCTTGTATTCTTTCTTGGCACTTTGATTGCCACCCTGCCTACTTGTTTGACACCCTGTGTATGGCGAGGGCGATACATGGTGTGGACGCAGGCGGGTCACTCAAGGCGTTGGCTCTGCGCTATGGGATTGGCGAGAAAGGCGATGAGGTGATACACGCCGAGGGTAAGAAACGTCTTGACTTCAGCGAAGAAGAACTTCACCGATATGGTGAGTACTGCATGAACGACGTCGATCTTACTTTAAGGCTCTTCAATATATTGTCGAGCGCGTTTCCACAGAACGAATTAGATTTGATCGACATGACGCTGAAGATGTTTGTCGAACCAATCTTCCATGTGGACGATGCGTTGCTACAAGACCGCCTCGTTGAACTCAAAGAAGAGAAGATGGCGTTGCTTCAGACATTGATGGAGAAACTCAAATGCAAGGATGAGGAAGCGGTGCGCAAGAAGCTGGCAAGTGGCAAGCAGTTTGCCGCGTTGTTAACTGAGCATGGTGTTGAAGTACCCATGAAACCAAGCAAGGGTAAGAAATCAAAAGGAGAGATGACTTATGCGTTGGCTAAAAACGATGAAGGCTTTCTGGCGTTGGCTGAACACGATGATGAGTTCATTCAACAACTCTGCGCTGTGCGACTCGGCACGATGTCCACCCTTGAAGAATCCCGCATTCAACGTTTCATCGACACAGGCAAACGTAACCGTGGGCGACTCCCTATTCCACTCAAATATTATGGCGCTCACACTGGCAGATGGGCTGGCTCTGATAAGGTCAATTTCCAGAATCTGCCAAGTCGAGATAAGAAAAAGAAAACCCTCAAGAACGCAGTTATTCCGCCTGACGACTATGTTGTCATCAACTGTGACTCGTCCCAGATTGAGGCTCGCATCCTTGTCTGGTTGGCAGGGCAGGAGGATGTCGTTCAACAGTTCGCCAATGGAGAAGACGTCTACTCCGTCTTTGCTACCAAGATATATGACCGTCCGATCTCAAAGGCAGATCCTGTGGAACGGTTCGTTGGTAAAACCTGTATTCTGGGTCTAGGCTACGGGACTGGCAAAATAAAACTTCAGCACACGCTCAAGACAACGCCTCCCGGGGTAGTCGTCACAGAGGATGAGGCTGACAGTTATGTTAAGACATACCGAGAAACCAACGACAAGGTGATCGATCTTTGGCGGGAAGGTGACAGGGTCATCAAGGACTTGGCTGACTGGCCTGCTGGCAAGAAGCCGTATTACTACGGCAAGAATCGATGCTTGGAAGTGCATCCCGAAGGCATCAAACTGCCCAACGGCCTGATGATTCGCTACCCTGAGCTTCACCTCAACACTGAAGAATCTAAAAGCCAATACGTATACAAGTCGCGTAAAGGGCCTGTTTCCTTGTGGGGCGGGTCGCTGGTTGAAAACGTAGTTCAAGCGTTGGCAAGGATTGTCGTGGGCGAGCAGATGTTGGAGATCCAGAAGCGGTATCGTGTTGCCCTGACCGTCCATGATGCGGCTGTGGTCGTCGTCCCCGAGGCGGAGAAGGACGAAGCGATGAAGTATGTGATCGAGTGCATGTCCGTGCCACCTGAATGGGCTAGGGGTTTACCCGTGGCTTGTGAGGCGAAGTGGGGATACAGCTACGGCGAGTGTTAAAATATGTCAAGGGAAAAAATACTTATGATAGAACCAACAACACCAGATGAAGACGAAGCGTTCAACGAGATTGAACGCATGAGTAAGGTGAAGCAGGAAACGGTGAGGGCTGCATTCGAAGTGATGCACCCAATCGTGGTACGCAACTTGGTGATCGAAGAAGTGGCACAGCACATTGAGAAGCTGACAGGTTTCGGGCAAGACACCATCAGTTCGTTTGCAATCTATATCAGGGAGATGAAGAAATGACGCAAGAAGCAAGAGATGCGTGGGCAAGCATCGACCATGAGCGCATTAACTATCTCCCACTTTTTGAGTTTGCTCAGAGACTTGGGGTAGACCTGCCGGAATCTGAAATTATTTCACGCTACAACGCTGTGGTGTCTGAACGTGTTCGGCAAGTAAGGGTGGGTGCTGTGTGGATGCCACGCAACCCTGATGATGTTTTTGTCGAGATGCTTGAAGCCAAACTCAAGGAGAAGCCATGCTATTCACAACAGCGCACATGGGTAGGGCTGACGGTTGAAGAAATAGCGGCTTGTTGCATGGAGTCCACAACAACACAGCTTAGTTTTTACAACGCTATTGAAGCCAAACTCAAGGAGAAGAACACATGAGCTACACATGGTCGTTCTCATCGTACAAGCAGTACGTCAACTGCCCCAAGCAGTACCAAGAAGTAAAGGTGCTGAAGAACTTCTTTGTCAGACCTACACCGCAGATGACCTACGGCAATGAGGTGCATAAGGCGTTAGAAGATTACGTGAAGGATGGCACTCCTCTTGCCAAGAACTACGAACGGTTCAAGGCGCTGATGGACACGCTGATGGAAATCGAAGGCGAGAAGCATCCAGAACTGCGGATGGCTCTTGATCGTGAAGGCAACGCCTGTGAATATGGTAAGGGATACTGGGTTCGTGGCATCGTGGACTTGCTCATCACGGAAGGCGACCTTGCTCACATCCTTGACTACAAGACTGGCAGTAGCAAGTACCCTGACACAAAACAGTTAAAGCTGATGGCGCTGATGACCTTTGCCAAATTTCCTCAGATCATGCGAGTCAAGGCTGGTTTGTTGTTTGTCATGCACGACGGGTTCACAACCGAGGAGTACACCCGTGACCAAATTCCCGCGCTGTGGGATGCGTTCAAATCAGACTTGCAGAGGATGGACGGTTCATACGAAAATAACGTCTGGAACCCAAATCCGACACCCCTATGCGGTTGGTGTCCTGTGACAACCTGTGAATTTCATAAAGGACGTTAACCATGCCGTATGTAAATAAACCAAGACCATACAAGAAAGAATATGAACAACAAAAAGACAGAGGTGAGTTGCCTAACCGGATGGAGCGCCAACGAGCCAGAAGAAAACTTGATGCCGAAGGCGTTAGCCGCAAAGGAAAAGATGTTGCACACGTCAAAGCTCTATCTAAAGGTGGAACAAACAAAGACGGAGTTCGACTTGAAGCACCAAGCAAGAACAGATCATTTGCAAGAAAATCAAATGGTTCAATGAAGTAATAGTCATCGCGTTTAGGCATGAGTGTGCGGTGGCGGGGGTTTTTTCTTACGATTTTGGCCCCCCATTAACCATGTCAGTCAGGCGGTGTTTTCAGAGACCCCTCTCCTTTCGCACGACAGGCTTGACCGACTGACCCCCGTAAGGGGTCAAAGTTTCATTCAGTAAAGGATAGTATGGTAGTTATTGACAACACAGCGGTACACATGTTGATACCGTCAGAGCAACTTGATTACTTGGTCGGGCACATTGAAAGGTGCGAGGTACTGAGTAACAACGGCAAGCAAGCCGAAGTATTGGTGTATTGGGGCATCCAAGAGATGCAACGCCTGATGAAAGTTTATGGCGACGCACCTTCTCCGATGACGAATGAATACGACTGGCCCGGGATGTATACGCCATTCCTCCACCAGAAGATTACTGCCTCATATCTCGCCCTAAGACAACGCGCGTTCTGTTTCAACGAAGCGGGCACGGGCAAAACATCTTCTGTCATCTGGGCGGCTGACTATCTGATGAAGCACAAGCTGGTCAAGCGGGTGCTGGTCATCTGTCCACTGTCGATTATGTACTCCGCATGGCAAGCTGACATCTTCAAGACAGCGATGCACCGCACTGTGGGCGTGGCATATGGCGACACAAACAGGCGCAAGAAAGTCATCAACGGTGAGTACGAATTTGTCGTCGTCAACTTCGATGGAGTGGGGACAGTTGCGGATGAAATAAGTAAAGCAGGGTTTGACCTAATTGTTATTGACGAAGCGAACGCATATAAAACGGTAACGACAAAACGTTGGAAGACTTTGGCAAAACTTATCACCCCTTCAACCCGCCTTTGGATGATGACAGGCACACCTGCTTCGCAATCCCCCGAGGATGCGTTTGGTTTGGCAAAGCTCGTCAACCCTGCTGGTGTGCCCAAATACATGACGGCATGGCGTGACAAGGTAATGCAACAGATCACGCCCTTCAAGTGGATTCCAAAGATGTCTGCGCAAGCTGATGTGTACAAGGCATTGCAACCCGCCATCCGGTTCAAGAAGTCCGAATGCACCGACCTGCCAGAAGTGATGTATCAGACGAGAGAAATCCCACTGACACCACAGGTCACGAAATACTATAACTGGCTGAAGAACCAACTACTCATCGAGGCGGTGGGAGAAACAGTCAGTGCGGTCAACGCAGCGGCGAAGCTCACCAAGTTGTTGCAGATCGCTGGGGGTGCTGTCTACACAGACAACAAGGAAGTCATTGAGTTTGATGTATCTCCAAGGCTCAACGCTTTGATTGAGGTAATTGAGGAGACCGATAACAAGGTCATTGTGTTTGTACCGTACAGCCACACCATTCAGTTGGTGGCTCGTCATTTAAATCAGGAGAACATAACAAATGAAATCATAGAAGGAAACGTCAGTGCAAGGATGCGGTCGGACATCATCAACAGATTCCAAACCGCAAAAGACCCACGAGTGCTGGTCATTCAACCGCAAGCGGCCTCGCATGGGGTAACGCTAACTGCCGCTGACACGGTGGTATTTTGGTCGCCTGTCATGAGCGTGGAAACGTACATACAGTGTATTGCTCGTATCGACCGAGTCGGGCAGGTCAACAGTATGACGGTGGTGCATCTCCAAGGCGCAGAGGTTGAGCGCAGGGTGTATCAGATGCTCCAAGGCAAGGTGAATTCACATGAAAAATTAGTCGATCTTTATAGACAGGAGATGGGGATATGAGAATTTATTTTGAAAAGAATCAGCCACATTATCTTATCTGGCCTGCGCTTGCGTTTGGCAAGAACGAGACGGAAGGCTTTTGGTTTGGCCTTGGATGGCTTAACTTGGAAGTTGGTTTGTGCAGTAAGGAGTTAGAGATATGAGTGCCGTCGAAGAAATTGAAGACACAAAATTAGATGAATTAGTCAAAGTATACTTGACAATTCGTTCAGCCCGTGAGAAGATGAAGGCTGAGTGGGAAGTCCAAGACAGGGCGCTTGAGGATGAGATGAAAGTCCTTGAGCAGAACTTCATGGTGACCTGCAATGAGAGCAATGCCAAGAGTATCCGCACAAACAACGGCACGGTGATTCGCAAATTGAACGAGCGTTTCACTGTTGCAGATGGCGAAAGCTTCAGGAAGTTTGTGTTGGAGAACGAAGCTGTTGACCTGTTGGAAGCACGTATCCATCAGGGCAACTTCAAAGAATTCATTAAGGAACGCGTAGCCGATGGCTTGCCGCCCGGAGTGAATGTAATGAGGGAATTCACGATCACCGTGCGTAAACCCTCGAATTAATCAGTCAGTTCAGTAAACAAGGAAATTCAAATGAGTACAGATCTCGCAACAATGTTCAGTGGTGCAGTAGTCCCTATCGAGGGCTTGGATGAAGACACGCTTGCCGTAGCAGGCGGTGCGCGTTCCAGCAAACGCATCTCTATCAAGGGCGGTGTATTCCGCAAGTATGCAGGTGGTAAGGAAATCGGTGCAATCGAAGACCGCCACATGAACGTTATCTTCGTGAAGATGGCACACAAAGCATCCCGTATGTTCTACGAGGGTGTGTATCAAGAAGGTCAGAAGATCAGCCCTAACTGCTGGTCAACCGACTCAGAGACTCCAGACGCTGATGTCAAGAACCCCGTAGCAAGCAAGTGCGCAGATTGCGACAAGGCGGTTAAAGGTTCTGGTCAAGGTGGTTCTGGTACAGCGTGTCGCCTGTCTTGGCGCACTGCCGTGGTGTTGCCTAATGATCCCGCTGGTGACGTGATGCAGTTGGTTCTTCCTGCCACATCCGCCTTCGGTAAAGAAGACAACGGTCGTTTTCCATTCCGTCCTTACATTCAGCACCTTGCGTCACACAACGTAAGCGCTGGCCGGGTGATTACTAAGATGGCCTTCGATACAAAATCTCCTACGCCAAAGGTTCTGTTCAGTCCTGCTGGCAAGGTGGAAGACGATGACTTGCAAACCATTGCACGTCAAGCAAAAAGCCCTGCCGCTGAAGCTGCAATCAAGATGAATGTCTATCAGGCAGACAGCACAGGCGAAACAGAAGTCGCACAGCCCGAAGAGGTTTCAGAACCCACAAAGGTAGCGTCAAGCAAGCCCGCCGCTGATGACAAAAACATCACCGACGTCGTTAAAAAATGGTCTAAGAAATAAGGAGTAAGGATGCCACGGACATACAGTAAACCGTTTCTTGAAGAACTAGAAAGGGCCGACCCTAACAAGGTAGGGATTGCCCTAGCTAACGCCTGCGTGAAGGCAAACCTGCCCGCAAAGTATGTAGCATACGCGCTGGAGGTTACTCGGATGACGGTCTACAGTTGGTTCCGTGGCAGTTACATTCGGCATAAAAATATGCTGAAGCTTGAAGCGATAACCGACTTGATTGAAAGCGATACCGCAAAAGGTATTCTTCCAGCAAAGAACAACGCAGAGGCGAAAGCCTATCTTGAAGAAATGGTCGGGAGGTCATTCGACAAGACATAAACGGAGGTAACTCCGACATCATCAACCAGAGCGAGCATAGTCTCGCTCTTTTCAACTCTGGCGAGACATGTTAAAACAATTCTACGAGAAAGCATTGCCAAGTCAGGGTGTCTACTGTGTCAGTGGTTTGCATCAGAGGAGAATGGCAAATCGGTTCGCAGAGACACTCGACGGCGTATTTGAAGAAATTGAAAAGTTTAAGAAGAAGGATGCAGATGTATTTGTAGCACTGGGGACATTTGAGGGGTACAGTCGTAAAGCAGAGGACTGTTTGTTTGTCAGATCATTCTTCATTGATTTGGACGTAGGCGAAGGCAAAGAGTACGACAGTAAAGAAGCTGCTCATGTGGCGCTGTACAAACTGCAAGGAGCGGCTAACCTACCAGACCCAGTGGTAATTGATTCAGGCGGTGGCATCCATGCCTACTGGATCATGGATGAAGACATCCCCAAGGATGTGTGGAAACCAGCCGCAGAAATATTTAAAACAATCTGCCTTGAACACATAGCTATTGACCCCGTAGTCACAGCAGATGCCGCACGGATCATGCGGTGTCCAGAGACATTCAACTACAAGACGGGAACCCCACGCCCCACGTCGGTCATCACCGATACGATTCATGTGTATAGCTGGCGGGAGTTTAAATCATTCTTGTACGGTGATACAGATGAAATCATTGAAAGGCCGCAGGAAACGCAGAACATCCTTGCAAGCGTGCCCAAAGGTCTGGACGATGACACCAAGGCGATGCTCAAGCTGGACAACTTCCCGCGCAAGTTTGCGGTTCTGGCACAGAAAAGCGTAGATGAAGAAGGCGGGTGCGCACAGGTCAAATTCATGTGCGAGAACGTGCAGACTTTGGAAGAACCATTGTGGTGGGCGGGTTTATCACTTGCTAAGTTTTGTGATGACGGATCTAGCGCCATTCATGAATTTTCAGAAGATCACCCAGAGTACATTTATGCAAAAACAGAAGAAAAAGCAAATACCATTCCTGCTCCACGAACCTGTACTTGGTTCATCGAAAACTATCCCGAGCGATGTGAGGGATGTCAGCACAGAGGAAAAATTACAACCCCCATATCTCTTGCCCGAGAGTTCACTCCCGCCCCCAAAACAAATAAGGAGGAATCAATATGGCAAGTACCGAATCCCCAAACGGTTCCTGATTTCCCAGACCTACTGATGCCGTTTGTGCGGGGACAGCACGGCGGTATTTATTTTGTTCCAGCACCCAAGGTTGACAAGAAAGGCGTGAAGCACCAAGACGACCCTATCCTTATTCTTGCAAACAATCTTTACCCAATCCTTCGTATGGTCAGCCCACACGACGGCGAATGCTTACAGATGCGTCTGGAATTACCCAAGGACGGATACCGTGAGTTTCTACTCCCGATGAAGCATGTCTATGCAAAGGAAGCCTTCAAGGCCATCATGTCGAGCAATGGCGTTTTCTTCAACTCAGCACATGACCAACATCTTATGAATTACATCGTTAAATGGGGACAATTTATGCAGACAACCGACAAAGCACTTTTGATGCGTATGCAGATGGGATGGACGCAAGAGCGCACAGACCCTGATTGGGACAAGCGAAGTTTCGTTATTGGCAAGAAAGAGATTACGCACACAGGCGAGATCATTGATGCGCCTTCATCACCTTTTGTCAGGGGACTTGCCAAGCACCTGACGCAACATGGCACGTTGGAACGCTGGCGTGAGTCGATAGACTTCTTGAACAATCCAGAGTTTGAACTTCATGCCTTTGCTGCCATGAGTGGGTTTGGTTCACCATTGATGCCTTTTACGTCAACTTCTGGCGTGGTTATGAGCCTTACTGGCAAGTCAGGCAACGCCAAGACAGGCGCAATGTACGGTGGTCTCAGCGTGTTTGGTCACCCAAAGGACTTGAGCGTGGTTAAGGCAACTGACAACGGACTGACGGGTCGTTATCTAGGTTTGCACAACCTGATGTTTGGGCTGGATGAGGTAGGCGATAAGAAGGCTGAGGAGTTGGGCAATCTGATTCACGGGGTGTCACACGGCAAAGCCAAGATCAGGATGCAGAGTTCAGTCAACGCTGAACGAGAGTATGAGATGTCTGCCTCACTGATTGCTGTGCTTACATCGAACCACGGCCTGTATGGCATATTGGAATCTAAGAAGATGAGCCTTGATGGGGAAGCAGCTCGATTGATTGAGCTGGCTATCAAGAAGCCCCGTATGCTTGAGTTAGACGGCACGTTGGGGCCGAAGATCTTCGATGCGTTCCGGTTCAACTACGGACACGCTGGCCCACTATTCATGCGCCACGTTATCATGGAAGGCGATCAATACATACTTGACCAGATCAAATACTGGGAAGAAAGATTCTTGAAGGACTTTGGCAACTACAGTGAGTATCGTTTCTATCAAAACCTTACGGCAGCAAACTTCACGGGGGCATCAACCGCTAACGAGATCAAGCTAACAGCCTATGATATTGAGCGTATCTATCATAGAGTCATCCAAGAGATGATTAGCATCAGAGAGACTGTGGTGCGGGTTAACTTCACGGACTACCAATCCCTGCTCGGTGACTTCATCAACAAGAACATGGCGAACATCCTTGTGCTTAAAGATGGCAAGACCACAATGGAACCCCGGGGCCAGATCGTTGCGCGTATTGTCAGTGATGAGAATCTTTTGCAAGTCTCCAAGGCTGAGTTCAAGAAGTATTTGTCAGAGCGCATGATCGGCGCACGGGAGTTCGAGGCAGACATGCGTGAACGCAAGGTGCTGTTTGATGACAAGAAGGGGCGGCTGACCACAGGTTGGAAGAGCGCTATCAGCACCGATCCAGCGTACCTGTATTGGTTTAGAACAGAGATACCTAGCGAATTGCTCAATGGTTCAAATACCTGAGCCAGATTGGGTATTCCCGTTTGAAGTTATGGAGGTGGGGGACAGTTTCTTTGTCCCCACCCTTCGTTTTGCTGAGATGATTTACGCACTTGACAGCGGCGCAAAACGCGCTGGTATCAAAGTCAAATCCTACATTGTTGCCAAAGATGACCACATTGGAGTGCGCACATGGCGCATTCGTTAAGGCTTCACCCCATACGCTTTAAACGTTTCAATCATGTTGCGTTTGGCAAGGTTTTCTTGCAGAGTTATTATTTTTAACATATCACTGCGTGTATTAGGCGTTAGTCCCGGCATGAGCTTAATTTCTTTTGCTTTAGCGCGTAATGGATTTAACTGTTGATTCAACTGCGCGTTGTATATGTCCACCAACATACGATCAAACGGATGTTTCATGTCATATTGTGCCGCCACAAGTGGGTTGGCTTTATCAAACATATTGATCTTGCGTTCCATATCTTTGATTTTATTTTCAACTGATGAAAATTCACGAGAGTCAAAATTAGATCTCGCACCAAAGAACGAACCCATCAACGGCAAATCAGTTTTGGGGTTAAAGTTTTTATCCCCTTTGATAACAGCAGGCATTCCATACGCAGCCTCAAACACACGTCCTATACCGTCTATGTAGCTGTTAGATAAGAAGTACAAGGTGTTGGGTGTGACATCTATTGCGCCGGTGGATGCTTCTGCAATTCCACGCGAAACGTCTTTATATAACTCAGGGATCTTCTCACCACCTGTGTATGCGTCACCCATCCTACGGTTCTGATCGTTGTAGATTGCCTGCCCTAAACCGTTTTTGTTCAGCGCAAATTCAAGCAACGGACGGGCAACGCTTGGTGCAATTGAATCAAGGAAAAACTCCAATGGCATCTCTGTTGCAGGCATCTTAGAGACTGGGATAGGTATGAACGAATCCAAAGTAATAGATGTGAATATATTAGACAGCGCCTGTCGTGGAGACTCATGCCCAGAGGTCATAGCCGCAACCTGTGCGCCAGCGGCTGCAAACGCTCCCAGACCAAACCCCCAAGGAATTTGGAACACCACAGGGTCTTTTATGCCCATTGCTTCAGTAATTTTTTGTGGGATGTGAAAACGCAAATAACGAGTCCATTGATCCATGTTGTCTGTAGCAACGGCATTGCGCCCAAAATCGTCATCATCCGCAGTCATGTAAGCCATGCTGTAAGCCAACATACCAAGACCAAACAATGCGCTTGTCATAACACGAGCGTTGCGTTGCATTTCTTTGTAGTTTTTCTTAAAGGCGTCAACAGCTTCTTTGTCGTTTCTAATGCTATTCGGCAAATTAAGCAGCGCTCTTTCAAGAGAACCGGGCCAAGCAGGGGCCAATGCTTCCAACGCTCTTACCGCGCCAGTTGCAGCAGGGCGGAAGAACATGTAGAACGCGCCCATTGTTTTACCAAACTCACCAACCTGTTCAAAGTTGGCGAGGTTTTTTGTGTATGCAGCAGCCTCCACTTTGGCGGCTTCCATCGCATCCTTCTCACTCATTTTGTTGGCAAGATTTTTCGTGTAGAAGTTTTGTTTGACGATGCCGTAGGCAGCCCCGCGACTTGCAATTTCAAACATATCTGTCCATATATCTACGAACTTGTTGAAATCTTCTAATTTGGTAATGATGCCGTTTTTGCCAATAGATTTGTGGAGTTCAACAAAGTTTGACTTCAATCCAAGACCTTGCAGATACGACACTAAGCCGCCTTCTTGAATCATCTCTACCATGTCGTTTATATATGGGTCGCGTTTTTTAAGCGCTTCCAATCTAGCATTGCTTTCTCCGTCACCTTTGTTATACAGTATTGCGACCTGCATTGCTTTATACAAACCGGCCTTTACGGTAACTTGCGTAGACACTGAAGTTAAGAACCGAGCAGCTTCTATTGGCCCCATTTCCGCACCAATGGTAAAAGCATTGGTCAATGCGTCGCGCACAAAGTTAAGTGGGGCAAACTGGTAGTTGTAGCGGGTGTGCAGCATACCGACGCCACCAGTAATTTTGTTTGCCAACTCAATCAGCGGATTAATTTGTTCATAACTGCGGCGAATCGCATTCTGCATATTTTTACCGTCAACACGCAGGATATCAATGCTGCCATCACTGTTGTAATGGAAGATGGTTGTCTCGCCTTTGTATTTTCTTAGGTCAACAATATCTCTTTCTTCAAAAGGAATATGCAAGACAACCTCACCTTGAAGATGCCCTTGCCCATTGGGATTGAGTTTGCTCTCCGGCAAAAGATTCTTAATGGTTTGTGTCAAGTCTCGACGCCCTGCACGCAACGCAGAACGCACGCCATCTGACATGGTCTGAAGGATTGGATTTCTAGATACGCTGATACGACCGTCAAAAGATCCTGCGTTATCCTGCAAATCCCGACCCATCTTGCGACTATCAAAGTCAAGCTCTTCATCGATACTAGTTTGGTTAGCAATACCTTTTAATGGAATATAGTTTTCCCAGCCATAGAACGCCACACGGTTACTGACAGGCTGCGACCAATAGTTGCCAATCTTGTTTAAAACTTTTGTGGCTTCATGCACAGACTGCACGGCAGCGCGTACGCGATCCATCTCATCTTTGAATTCATTGTTGTCGTATTCATCTGTAATATTTTTTACAGAATTTTGGTCAAGTGCAGTCACTTTAAAATCAAGTGCGTCAACACTTATTTCTTTTGTTCCAGACGGGCTGTACCCAGCCGCATCAACATACTTCACATTAGGCTGTGGGTAGCCGTCTTTGTAAACAACATCACCATTAGCGTCTGTCTTAAAAATAATGCTGTCCAACCCTTTACGCAACTGACGTGCTTCATCTTCAGTTGTAGCAGATTCGTTAAGAACTTTTCTAATTTCTTCCCGTAACTCAGCGGCGGTGTACTGCTTTCCGTTAAATGTCAGATTCTTTTTTGTATTCTCCAGTGGCACGCTGAGTATGTATTTGACTAACCGACGCTCAGGCTCATGAAGCGCTTCAAGAACTTTATGCAGATCAATTAACGCTTCTTCAGATGTAATGCCAGCAGCCTGCGCATACGCACTAACCGCAGAGTTGAGTTCGTCAACATGTTGCTTGAGGTGCTGGTTATGATAATTTCTTGCCAAAGACGACGCAATGGTTATCTGCTCGTGCAAGTTGTTAATGGCATCTTTGCCAACGCGATAAAGCATATTGGCTTTAGCAAGCTGCTGTTCAAGTACGCGTATTGGGTAGCTGGTGCTCTGAAACAACCTAGCCATGTTTTGCCACCCGGCAGTTGAAGCCATAGAGTTGACAAGCGCTCTAAATGGAGTGTTTGGTTTTTGATCTGACTTCAGTTTGTATAACGCATTGGCATCAGATGTCCGATCATTCAAGCTGGCGACCACTTCAGGTACTTCTTTTGATACCTTTGCGCCTTTTACTTTTGCCGCGATCGGCAGCGGAGCCATCTTAATGCCACCTTCTGGTACAGCTACGATTGCTTCAAATGCAGCAAACAGCTCAGGTACTAAGTTTTCAGCTTTAACATCACCTGCTTTGGTAAACATACCCTTAAAGAAGTCAAACAACTTTGACAGGCTAACAACAAACTCAGACCACATGGACTTGTTGTCTGGGAGCAAGGTAGATACCAAATCCTTGGTGCTTAATTGCGCTAGTTCACTTTGGAACAACTTGTCTGTCATTGCATAACTGACAAACTCGTAGATATTTTTAAACGCATCTGGGTAGGCGTCGCCCAATTCTTTCTTGGCGATCTCCATAATGTCTTTGATGTGGTCAACAGCATCACGCTGCTCTTCCGTCAGACTCTTAGGGTTAGTTTCAAATGCGCGCAGGATTTTGATTGTGGCAGCGTGGACAACCTCATGGAGCATGACCATGTCGGACAAGCCCTCTGGAGTAACCTGAATTACATTGCGATCGGGGTCGTACACTGCCAAGTCGTTATTGGGTAACGACGCAACGAGTTCTATCTTTGTGCCAAGCTTTAACGAAAATAATTTTTGAGCAAGCTGCTTATGAATGGCAGACTTTGCTTTTGTGCGCAGATATTGAAGAACGCCTTGTAGGTTGCCGTCTCTGATGTGCTTCAGTACTTCTACTGGCAGAGCTTTTTGCTTTTCTTGTTCTTCAATAATTCTTGCGACGCGCTCGTCAAGTTCTCTTTCTTGTTCCCCAGTCATTGGGGCACTTGGTTTATCAAACCCAGCGGTAAAACCTTCGGTCTTCGTTTCTTCTTCAGTCTGCTGCGCACGGCGTTTTAACTCAGCTATGTTGGCTTCAGCCTTTTGGCGTTGCGCAGCGTTCATTTTGCCGCCAACTTCTGCCAAGTGCAACCCAAGGTACGCTGACGCTAAGTCTTGTTCGACAGGAGTATTGCTGCCAATCCTGTCGTTATATATTTTTTTGGCTTCAGCAGATAGAGTATTCCACTCAGGGAAACTCACACCATATTTTTTGTTGTAATCAGTGCGGCTTCTGTTGTAAGTAAAAGAAATCTCTTGTTCTTTTTCAGTTGTACTCTCTTGGTTGTAGCCTTTACCACGCCCAGACTTTTCCATGAACGCAGCCAACTCGCGCCCGGCAATATTATGTTCACGCTCAGCCGCTTCAGTGCCACTGTATGTAGTGGACTTGACGAAGTCAAAATAGATTTTCTTTTGTAACTGAGACAAATCTTTCCATGCAGGTATGGTTGTACCTTCTTCTGCAAGTTTTTGACGGGTGCGTTCGTACTCTGCTTGTTTGGCAGGGGTGACTTTGAATTCAACAATCTTTGGGCGTTTACCGTCAGCGGCACGTTTGTCCGCCTCTTGTTGTTCTTTTAATGCTTTTACACGTACATCGGTAAGCAATTGCAGGCGCTGCTCTTCTTGTACGCGTTCGTTCTCAGTTTGCAACTGCATCGCAGCTTGAGTATTCTCAGACTCAGACTTTGTAGGGTCGTACTTGTATCCGGGAAATACGTCAGGAAACTCAGCCTTTATGTATGACTTTGTTTGTCCAGCAGTAACTAATGGAGCTGGCTGTGTTCGCGTTCCTGCACCAACGTTTGTAGCAGGTGTTCCAGTATCAACCACTCCGCTTGGTTTAGCTGTAGTAGCTCCTCCGGCGGGGACGTTAGTACCGGGCTTGACAGCCACTCCAGCGCTCGTTCCACTTGTACTTGTGACAGTTCCTGCAACATCTGGCGCTCCTTGTCCTGCAAGATTATTTTTAATAGCTTCAACAGCTTTTTCTCTGAAGCCCTTACCTTTGGGGCGTTCAATGCCAAGATTGGTCAGGATTCCACCAAGAATAGCTGATTCAGGTTCTACTTTCCCTGCATCAATCTTGGCAATGTATTCTTCTGCACGCTGGATGGCTGGAGACTTTTCTGCGGCAGGCGCAGCTGTTGTAGTGCCTTGCCCTGCTTCTGAGATTGTCAAGTTTCGAGCGGAGGGAGCAGAAATATCTGTAGTCGGCTCTTTATTGGTGGGAGGTACAACCTGCACCCCGTCAATTTCAACGCTGCCGTCTTTTCTAGTAACTTTTTGACTTTCCTTGCCATCAACATTTACTGTCGATGTACCAACGATAGGGCTTTCAGACTTTTCTTGTTTTTTGTCTCCAGCTTTTTCGACTAGACTTTTATAATAATCACTGACGTCTTTGTCACGTTCAGCTGTAAAACCTTCTCGCGCACCAGCAGCCGCGCCCATACCAGCGCCAGCCAATCCTTCCATAGTGCCCTGACTGACAACGCCACGCATGGTGGGAACGTCAAAGCCCTGACGTTGCAGCGCAATGTTCTGCGCCATCTGTTCTTGACCACCTTGTGGAAACTCAGTAGCAAACTCTTTGGCAGCCGTAATTGCGCCTTGTTTGATAGCGCCCCGCTCAGCAGCTTTTTTAGTTTCTTCTTCCGTTGCCGCTTTGACCGCAGCTCTGGCAGCTTCTCTACCTGTTGCTTGTGTGGCGACTGAGGTTGCGGCTTCTTCTGCTGTGATTCGACCAGCAATATCTTTAGCCAACTGCCGCGCAATCACAGGCTCCACACCTGTTCTGGCTCCAACCGCGCCAATTGCTGTACCAAGCAAGATCTGATCTAAGTTCTTGCCGCCATACTCTTGCGCCTTGACTGCCGCAGCTTCAATTTGCTCTGGCGTCATCTTGGTCTTTTCAGACAAGACTTGTTTGGTGGCGTCGTAGATTGCACTCTTAATAGTGCCCGCGCCCATGACTGCGCCTGTACCTAACCCGGCCCCTGCAACTACCAGCGGCGCACCGCCAGTCAATGTGGTCAGCAAACCAGCAGTAATTGCTGGGGCAGCCGTACCTAAAGAGTTGGCAATAATATCAACAGGCGCAACCGACATTGCTTTAACACCCGCAATAATTTGATCCAAAACGCCTTTATCTTCGGCTTCCTTCATGATGCGAGCAATCTCGCCGCTGTCTTTCTTTGACTGTGCGCTGTACAGGGAGGCTATGTCGTCTTCTACACCACGAAGAGTTTTAGACACGCCTGTGTCCGCGCCAAAAGCATCTGCCACCATGCGCACGCCTGTGACAAGACCTGACCCCAATTTAAGTGGGACGTCTGCAACCTGCCGAAAGACGCTTTGGTCTTCTGGTTTTGGTTCAATCTTTGGAGGTTCTACGGGAGGCGCTTCTTTTTGTTTTGGTGGGGCAATGGATATAAGATGTTTCAATATCTCGTCATCTTTATACCCAGCACGACGCGCACCTCGAATATCGAAGTTTGACTCTTTAGCCAAATAGGAATTTATCTCTGCATCAGAGTACCCGGCTTGCTTTGCGCCTTCAACATCAAAAGCCATGACTATTCCTTATTTTTGGAATGTAGATAGATCAGGCCTTTTATTGCCGCCTTTATTATCTTTACCGCCTTTGTCACCTTGACCGCCCATTGCTCTGCTGTAGGCGAGATCTGTATTTCTCTTTGCATTTTCAATCTGAGAATTCCATTCTTTTTCACGATTGGCAATGTTAATTTTTGCTTGATTCAACTGATCTTTTATTTGTGGATTCTTATCCAGTTGTTCTGGCGGCAACATGCTGTACTGTCTGATAATAGCAATATCGCCTTGGTGCGCTTTACCGCTTTCTTCTCTGGAAATATCACTCAACACGCGACGTTCTTGGTCTGCGGATGTCTGGAACTGTGAATACTTTTTGGCATCATCCGCGTTGTTGCGGTTAAGAGCACGATCAGCTGCCGCAGATTTAGCTCTAATTTCATCTCCCCGCAAATTCATGTCAGCAGTATATTTTGTACCCGACAATTGAATCTCGGATTCTTTTGTTCTTTGAGCAAACTGTGCTGTGTCCCGCGCTGTTTGTGCTTCCACTGCTTTCGCATCTTTTTCTGCTTGGGCAGCAATCTCGGTAGCTTTTAACAAAAGGGCTTGCATCTTGTCAGCTTCTTTTTCTCTAATCGCCATAGCTGCATCTACTTTTCCACGTTTATCAAGGCGTGTAGATTCATCCAATGCAGCAATTGATTTATCAATCTCCATACGAAGTTTTTTGGCTTCTTTTTCATCAGAGATAAGTGTTGGGATTGTTTCTTTGACTGAGTTCAAGCCAGCCGCCAAAGTTGAGCCGGGAGTTGAACCCCAGCGCCCAAAGAATTCAGCCAGCCGCATATAACGCTGACGCTTAGCTTCGTCTTCTGCGTTGGCACGTTCCTGCATTAATTTAGAACGTTCTTCAGGACTGCGATCCGCTACGCCATATTTTTTATACGCGTCTTCTCTTTCCTGCATCAGGTCTTCAGTAGTGCGGCCTGCGCGTTCCTCTTGTTGCGTAATCATTGACTGCAATACAGGAGGAATATTTTTTGCCTGTTGCGCTGCTTGTACAGAAGTAGGCGGTGGAGCTGGAGGCTGCGCGGGGGGCAGAGGCGCAGCTTGAGTGATACCCGCTGGCTGAGCCATCACGTCTCCAGTGGGCTTACCCTGCATTACACGTTGATGCAATATCTGTGACGCCGTAGGTTGTGGCGGTTCAACAGGTTTTTCTTCAACAAGACTTTGATTGTTTTCTTTGGTTGGTTCAGCAAACGCAATGATGCCACCGCCAGCCATTCCGGGGCCTCGCTCCATTTGGCGTTCACGCAAGATGCGTTGAGCCATGCGTTTGACTGACGGGCTTGTTGATTCTTTGAGTTGCTTTTCTAAGCTGGCGTTATCCATGTTCTGGAGATCGCTCTCAACTTCGCCGCCCACATCGTAAGACATGATGCCGCCTTTGGCGTATTCCTTGATGATGCCGCCTTCTGCCTTGAACGCGTTGTACAGAGATGCACCTGCACCTGCCGCACCAATTGCTTGGGTAACGGGGTTTGGAGCCGCTGTGTATTGCTGCGTAGTCTGCGCTTGCATTGGTAGGCCACGGAGCATGTTGGACATTGTGCCCAACTGCATAAGCGGATACTGCTGCGCATTCGCGTAGTCTTGGATTGCTTGGTTGATTTTCTGTTGCTCCAACGCCTGCTGTTGCGCACCAGTAGTGTTCTGGAGGCTGTAGATGCCTTGTTGTGCGCCAAGCTGTTGTTGTCCCAGATTTGCAAGGTTCTGCGCACCAGACATGGCTTGACCATACCCAGCTTGTTGCGCCCCAATACCTGCACCAATGCCCTGCATACCAGCTTGCATACCTTGAAGTCCAAGATTTGCGCCGTACTGTTGAGCTTGTTGAGCCTGTTGAAACGCTGATTGAAGTCCAGTAGATTGGATATCGCCTTTCTGCAACGCTAAATTACGTTCAGCTTCAGCATCGGCAATTGCCTGACGAGACCCGCCAAATGCGCCGGATTGCACAGCTTGTGCGTTACGGCCTGTACGCGCAATGTCTGCCTGTCGTTGGGCTTCACGTTGCTGGACATCTACCACGTTCTGCATGTACGGCGACATGTAAGCTTGCATGGCGTATGGGTTCGTTGCTTGTTGAGCGTAACGATCGCCCGCTCCAGCAGCTTGGTATCCCATACCCGATAGACCTACACCTTGACCAGCTGTACCCAACTGACCCATGATGCCTTGCCCAGTAAGACCCATTGCCTGTCCATACTGTTCAGGCGTTTGCATGTTGGCAATGCCTTGTTGCGCTGAAGTTTGCAAAGGCTGGAAACCAGCAATTGCTTTGCTGGGGTCGTACGAAATCTGGTTACCTTCCGTGTCGTATGTACCACCGTATGCTTTATACGGTTGGAAGCCAGTTATATCGAAGCCCCCTCCCTCAGTAGGAGTGCCTTGGAACAATTGCTTTTGCGTAGCGCCAAGCATTGTCTCGACGTACGGCTTTGCATACTCAGGGATGTTTGTCTGGTAGCTGGTTGACGACATTTGCTGTTGCCCACCACCGCCACCACCGCCCATGCCATACATGATGAACTGCTGACCAGTCAGCCAACTAAATAGATTCTTGACGATGTTCATAATTTAATCCTCATCACTTGGTGGGTATTTTCCAACCCCATCTTCTCGTACATTTGCACCAGTGTGCCTCTTGCCCAGCACTGCGCTTTGGTTGCCCCGAATCTACGCATCCATTCTTTGGCTTCTTCAAAGACGTGGTCTCTAACAATTCCTTTACCGCCCATCAAATTGACGTGCGCTATACGTTCACGAGGGTAATCAATAAACTCCACCGTTACAGCACCTGTGATGCCTTCATCAGGTTCTTCCCACACCAAAAGAAATATACGGCCTGTACGCACTGAATATTCCACTTGCTCAATTGTCAATGCTTCTGGTTCAAGGTCAATTGCTTTTTGCAACAACGGTGCAGCAATAGTCCATACTTTTGGCAATTCGTTTGGGTGAACTTGATATAAAGGCATGTTTAGGCAGGTAAGAATTTACGTGGGTTGATTTGTTTACCTTGCTTGGGATTTCCTGTTCTAGCTTTGCGCACTTTGTTCATCATCCCGTGCAGGATTTTTGCGCCCGCTTCGGTTGAGCCATTGCCAAGGTGAGACACCACATCGGCAGGAATTACAAACTCACCGTCAGCCAGTCGAGCAGGTTGTTTACCAGCGATGGTAGCGGGGATGTTATCCGACATACCGTCGCCCGGGCCTTTGAGTAAGCGGGGGTTTCCACCAGCAGCGTAACCACCAAGACTGGAGAGACCACCTGCGGCAAGGCCGCCACCCATACCACCAAGGCTACCAATCCCTGTGCCTTGACCCGAAGCCGTTGCCCCGTTGCCAATACCCACATTACCCATCCCGCCCCTAC